CATGGGCACCACCCGCGCATGGCCGGCGGGCACCTCCAGATCCAGCCCCTGCTGGCGTGGGTCGATCACGGCGGCGGCCTTGGCCTCACGGGCGCGGGCCTGCTGGATGGCCTTGAACTTCTTGGCCAGGTCGGTATTCACCGCGGGCGTGTACTTGAACCCTGCGGCTTGGTCCGTCGCCAGGCGGCTGGGCTCGGTGCGTTTTGCGGGCATGGCTATTCCTTACTGTTGGCGGGCGGGGGCTTCAAAAATCCAGCAGCGCACGGTCTTGCCGTGGTCGTCGTCGGCGTTGCGGGTGGCAATGGCGCTGTTCACGGCGCGGCTGGCGTCCACAAAGCGGCGGGGCTTGCTGGTGGGGAGCACCCTCTTCCGCCCGCCCCTGGGCGGCACCTGCTGGCGGTGGTTGCTGGCCATCTCCACAAACTCGTTCAGGTTCACCGCAATCAGGTTCCTGTCGCGGCTGTGGTTCAGGCGTGGCACGCCCATGGGGCCGTGCACACCAATGCGCGGGATGGCGTCCAGGTAGTCAAAGGCCTCCCAGAACTCGGCCACCAGCGGGTGGTCGGCGCTGATGGCACGCTGGCGCTCTTGGGCCATGGCCACGATCTGGTCCCGCACCGCGTCAAACTGCGCGTCCGTCATGCGCATCAGCTGGCCCATGGCCATCACACCGGCCAGCAGCTGGGCGTGGTTCTTGGCGATGCGGGGCTTGTAGATGCCGTCTTGCTCCAGCAGCCAGGCCGTGGCCTTCTCGGTCTCTTCCTTGAAGGTGGTCAGCACATGCTCTTCTTGGCGCAGGCAGGCCAGCAAGAAGCCGCTGAGCTGCTCAATCTCATAGGTCTCCAGCTTCTTGGCGCTCTCAAAGCTGCCCTTGGTGTGCCCCTTCGTGGTGAAAGTCATGTGGCAGATGCGTTCCATGATGGCCTGCGATGCCTGCACCTGGTTGTTCTGGCTGATCACGATCGAGGCGCGAAAGGGCGGCTCATACGTTTCATTGCCCCCGGTGCGCACGCCGGTGGTGCGCACGTTGCGGCCGTTGTAGGTGTCCTTGAGCTCGTCCCAGTCAAAGCTGCGCACATGGGCGCTGCTGCCAGACTTGGTCTCGCGGTCGCTCTCAATCAGCACGATGGGCAGGCCAGACACCTGCGTGAAGGTGCGCATGCGGCCGCTGGCGGTGGACTTGCTGGGGTCAAAACCCTCATAGTCCCGGCCAAACAGCTTCCACAGGAACTGGATCAGCGTGGTCTTGCCAGCGCCGGGCTCGCCCACGATCTCCAGGAAGGGAAAGCTCATCTGCTCCGCGCGGATCTGCTCGGCAAACAGGCTGCTGAACCAAAACGCCAGTGCCACATAACCCGGTGCGCCAAAGGCATTCCACAGGTGCTGGGGCCAGCTCTTGTCCTGGCTGTCGCGGTCGGTGCTGATGTGCAGGGCAATGCTGCGCTGCAGGCTCTTGATGCTCAGCTTGCCAATTTCAAAGTAGTCCTCATCGTTGGCCTCATACACCTGGCCGCCGTTGACGGCGTAGCCGCCCAGCAAATAGGTCTTGTGGGCCTTGCTGTAGCCCACAAAATCCACCGTCTGCACCACCTTGATGTTGTCCAACTGGCGCAGCATCATGCGTTCCAGCTGGGCGCTGCTGCCGCTGTAGATGGCACCGGGCGCCAGGTTCAGCAGCTGCTTTTTGAACTCGCTGGCCGCCGTCAGGTGCCCGGCCGTGAACGTGCCCTTGACCAGGCTGTTGTCGTGCGGCTGGGCAATGCTGAAGTAGTACCAGGCCTCTTGCGTCACCTCATTGCGCTGGTAATACAGGGCGCGGGGCAGGCAGTTGGCGATGGGCTTGAGCACGGTGGACTGCTGCAGCGCCTTCTCGCGCATCTCCTTCTCGCCCATGTGCTTGGCCCCTTCTTCCTGGGCCTTCTCCAGCTCATCCTTGGCCTTGCTGTAGGCGGCCAGGTTCAGCTCAAACCAATACAGCCGGCTGCCAAAGTCAAAGTCAAACTCGGTGCGGTTGGTGTGGTGGTAGATCAGCAGCGCCTTGTCCGTGGCGCTCTCGGCAATCAGCAGGGCGCCGTGGTACAGGTATTCATTGATGTGCTTTTCTTCCAGGCGGTCGCGCTGGTGCAGGTCGTTCCAGTCCTGCTTGCCCATGCCGCGGCGCTGGGGGATCTGCGCGGCCTCGCACTTCCAGCCTTCCTCACGGGCCCGCTTGACAAAGCGCAGCGTGTAGTCACGGCCCGCCTTGTCACCGTCAAAGGCCCACACCAGCGTGGGGCGGGTCACCAACTTGCCCTCGCGCTCCAGCTGGTCGCTGATCGCCTTCAGGGCGTGCTCGGGGTAGTTGTTGCAGCTCATCAAGGCCACAGCGGCAATGCCGTGGTGGGCCAGGGCGATGGCATCAAAAATGCCTTCCACCAGCCACAGCTCCTTCGGGGGCTTGGGTGCGTCGGGCTTCTCGGGGTTGGGCGCGGCAAAGCTCAGGCCCGGCAAGGCCCACCACCAGCCCGCATAGCTGCCGCCGTACTTGAAGTTGGCCTTCTTCTTGCCAAAGCGGGCGGGCCGGTCAATCAGTCGCTCCCAGTACGTGTCCGCCACGGCAAAGCGCACCGTGGCCGTGCCAGCACCCCGGCCCCGGTCGGCCTTCTTGTCGTAGTACTGCTCTTGCGTGTACAGGCCTTTGATCAGTGCCAGGTCAAAGCCCCGGGCCTGCTCGAGGTAGGCATCGGCCACTGCCGTGGGGTTGCGCTGCTCGATGGGCTTGGCTTCTTCCACCTTGTTGACGCGGTCGGACCAGCTCTCGAACAGGTCGGCATACAGCTCTTTGGCGTGCGCCTCATAGCCGCAGTGGTTCAGGCGCTCGCAGCGCACCACCCAAGGGGTCTCTGCATAGGTCCACAGGCTTTTTTGGCTGCAGCCCGGGCAGTGGCCCTTGCGCAAGTGCTTGCCGGTCAGCTTCATGCTGTAGTCGGCTTGCAGGCGCTGGGCGATGTCATACAGCAAATCACTGCTCATGCGGCACCGCATTGCTTGTCGTTCACCGCTCGCAGGTGGTTGGCATACTCCACCATGCTCTCCAGCAGCAGCACTCGGCTGTCGTCAGCGCCTTTGAATGGCAGGCCAGCATCCATGCATGCCCAGCTGAATTCACTCATGGCATCACAAGCTTTGTCCAAGGCGGCAGCCAGCTTGAGTGCTTTCTTTTGCACGGCCAGATCTTTCTTGTTCATGCTCATGCGGCGCCGCCTTCCAGCTTGATCACGCAAGTCCACCAGCCGGTGCCGTAGACATATTCCACGTGGGCAATGGCCTGCTCACGGTTGGTGGCCGGCACGCGCAGGCAGCGGCGTGTGCGGTGCTCATCGATGTGGGTGATGCGAAACAGGCTCATGCGGCACCGCCTTCCAGCTCTGGCACGGGCTGCAAAAAATCCTTCTTGCACTTGCCCTTCATGCGCCAGAAGTGCGCCAGGTGCTCAAAGCGTGCGCCAAAGTCATGGCGTCCGTACATCAGGTTGAGCCACTCATGCACTTCCCTCTGAGGGCGGCTGTCAAAGCGCATCAGCACCAGCGCTTCTTCCAGCATGGACTGGTCCAGGCAGCGCAGCTCCGTGATGTCAAACGGAAAGCGGGTGCCGTTGTACATGCTGAGAATCAGCTTGGCCGCCACACGGGCACCGCCGTGGGAGTGGTCCCAGGCCAGGAAAAAGAATTTGGAGAGGATCTTCAGAGGGTCATGGGGCTTGGTCGCTTCGGTCATGGCTATCTCCTTCAAAAAATTTGGGCAAAAAAAATCCCTGCGCCTTGAAAAAGGCACTTGCTAGGGGTGGCGTTGAGAGGGGGTTAGGCGGGCTTAGTCAGTGGGTGGCCCTCCGGCGAAGAGGTCACCTGTGACAGGATTGGTGAATTGCGTGGCGTGCGGGGCCGCGCTGGCACTGTCGAGCTGGGCGCGCAGCAGTTCGCGGCGCACATGGGTGGAAATGGGCAGGCTGACGCTGGGGTCCGGGGTGGAGCTGGGCGACAAGGTGCGCACCACCTCGGTCAGTGCCACAAACGTGTGGCCGCATTCGTCGTTTTCGCAGCGGAATGTGGCTTCCCGCGTCAGCTTGGTCATTTGCTGGCTGGAGCGGATGGTGCAAAACGACTCGCAGTGCGGGCAGCGCAAGCGGCTGATTTCTTTGGTACCGGCCTTGGCATTGTTCCCACCGGTACGCACCGCGCTGATCTGTTTGGCTGACGTGCCTTTGGGCGAAAACCTTACGTCGCCAGACAAAGTCACCGTATGTTGACTTGTAACGGCGCCAAGGAAACTGGGGTGTGCCGTGGTGGGGTGCTGGGCCATGCTGCGCTTTCTCAATTACTGATGGGCAGCGTTGCGCAGGTCGTTGCTGTTTTCGTAGTTGGCCAGGGCCTGCAAAAACAGATGGCGGGCAAAGCTGGTGGGGCGGTGGCCCGCATGGCGCGACGCCACGGCCGTGCGTTCCAGGTCAGCATCTGTCAAGCGCAGCGCAATCGGGCGTTGCTGGTTGAGCCCCAAGTGTGGGGACCCTTCCATGGGTTGGGTGTGTGTTGGCGAGGTCATGTAGTATTGACTTTCTGTTAGTTGCGAAAAGTGATGTTGAGTAACTAACTAGGGCCTATTGTGGTTGGTGATTTCTTACCTGTCAACATAAATTGTTGGTGATTCATGACATTTGGTGATCGACTAAAAGAGGAGCGCAAGCGTTTGGGGCTGACACAGACGGAATTCGCTTCGCTGGGGGGAATCGTGAAGTTCACGCAGCTCACCTATGAAAGTGGCAAGAGCACTCCAAACCTTGAGTACCTGCAAAAGCTTCACCAATCAGGTGTGGACGCCTATTACGTGTTGACCGGCCAGCGCGCACCGGCGGCCGCAGCCGATGCGCTTTTGGCTTTCCCTCAAGGGCTGAACGCCTTGGTGCAAGCCGAGCTGGCCAAGGGCACCAGCCCCGGCCTGCTGGTGCGTGATCTGCTGCAAATCACGCAGAAAGTCGCCCTCAAGATTGAGGACTAAAAAACGGAGGTGACATGGAGGGAGAGCAACCAGGAGCCTTTGCCCTCCTTGCGGTGTTGGTGCTGTGTATTGCTGCCTGGTGGTGGGCGTGGCGGCGCACTTCGGTTACCGCGAAGCTGCGCGGGGCGGGCCGGCTGATTCAGCTGATCGCTTGCTTTGCGGTTGCTTGCTTGGCCTTCTTTGGCATGTTTTGCTTGAGCGGCGGCATTTTGTTCCCGGATGCCAATGGTGCCGGGCATATCGTGGCCACCTTGGGGGCCATCGTGCTTGGGACGTTGGTGTTGGTGCTTTGGCGCATGTCTGCACCATCCGCCGACAAGCCAACTACTGCGCTCGTCAGTGCTGTTCCAGTGTCAGAACCCGTGGCCGTGCCCGTGGTTTCTGCAGATGACTTCGGCGCACCGTCATTGCCCCGTGAATTCTTGTTTTCATATACCGACGCTGAGGGACAGTCTTCGCGCCGCAGGGCGCGTGTGATGGGGATTGCCAGCAACGACGGGCGCCAGTACCTGGATGGCTTCTGCCTTGACCGGAATGCTGTGCGCACGTTCCGAGTTGACCGCATCCAAGGCGATTTGACGGATGCTGAAACGGGTGAACTGGTCAATGTTTACCGACTGCTGGCCGGCACCGATAAGCGCAGGCACATGGACTACGTGCCACCCCAAAAAACAGGAGTCGATGGGTCTGAGTTTGGTGAAGAGTTCGATAGCGAAGAGGCCCCTACCACAGTGCTTTTTACCGGCTTCGCCAAAGCACGCAAGCAAGAGCTGGAGGCGGCCGCGCTTGCCGCTGGCTGGGTGGTGCGCAGCACTGTGAGCGATTCACTGGATTATTTGGTGGCAGGCCCCAAGGCAGGCCCCACGAAACTTGTCAAAGCCCAAGAGCTGTTCATTACCGTGCTGGATGAAGATGAGTTCTATGCGTTAGCCGCATAGTCACTTTTCTCCCCGCACTCCATCTGCAGCTTGGTGATCAAGCCACCATCGTCCAGCGTGTGGGTCACCTCGGCCACCAGCCAGTCCTGGCCGTCAATCTCAGGCTTGAAGCCTTGCACCGTGACCGGGCTTTGCGCCATCAGCTCAGGGTTGCCGGTGGCCAGCGTCAAGTCCAGCGTGGCCATGCCGCGTGCAATGCGTTGGCGCTCGGCCTTGGCGGCTTCCAGGGCGTCGGCCTCGCTGGCGTAGGTCTCTTTCAGGGTTTTGAGGCGGCCGTGTTTTTTGCCGGCATACACCTCTTTGCGCCTGCCACCCACGTTGTCTGACCAGTAGGCGCGCACGCCGTCAAAGGCATCGCGCTCACTGCTGGCCCAGCGGTGCTGGTCACCGCTTTGGCGGGTGATGTGGATGGTGGGCAGGCCTTGGCCCTGGCTGTTTTGCGTGCCGTTGATGGGCATGAACAGCAGGTGCTTTTTCTTGACCGTGGCCACTGCGTCATACAGGCGGGCCAAGCGGGTCAGAAAGTGCATGTCGCTTTCGTTGGTCTGGTCCAGGTGCTGCACGGCAATGGCGGCCAGGCGCGGGTCCACTTTGTGCGTGAGCTGGTTGCGCCCCGCCAGCACGCCGACGATGGCGCCTAGGCTGGTGCCGTGCCAGCTGGTTTCTTGGCGCGCACGCAGCTGGCTGCCCATGTCGGCCGCCCGGGCGCGGATGGTGACTTTGTCGGGGGCGCCGCTGTGCTCCACCTCATCCACCACAAACAGGCCCTTGTCCACCAGTGGCTGGCCCGCCCAGCCCAGCTGCAGGGCAATTT